ATTTTGAATTGGGCCATCGAAGGTTGGCATCGCCTGCGGCAGCGCGGTCACTTCGTGATGCCAACGAGCGTTCGCGATGTGGTGCAGGAGATCGAAGATCTCTCGTCACCCGTTTCCGCATTCGTGCGCGACGCATGCACCGTCGGCGCTGGGTACCGCGTCAGCGTCGATTCGCTGTACGACGCCTGGAGGCGCTGGTGCGAAGACGAAGGCCGGCAAGCAGTTACGACCAAGCAGACGTTCGGCCGCGATCTCGCCGCCGCAGTCGCCGGCATCTCGCGCCGCCGTGGAACAGCGCAGCAACCGTTCTACGAAGGCATCGCGCTGAAAGGGGGCTGGTGATGACAAAGCAGCCAAGCCCGGAAAGCGGGGCAACCACATCGACGGGTTTACTGTCGCGCACTGTCGCGACAGTCAGCATTGCATATCGCGAGTGCGCCCGCGTGCGCGCGGGAGAGACCTCGGGTGCAATGGGAACTGTCGCGACAGTCTGCAGCAGTAGCGCCCACAAGGGTTGCCACGTCGTCGCCCACGTTCGCGTTTGTGGCGACGTTCGCGGCGCTGGCAGCAACGATCGCATCCCGCCGCCGGCCCCGCCCGTGGGCCACACGTCGCGTCTGCCAAAGTGGCACGCCGAAAGACCACCTGCCAGCCGGTCTATGGTTCCTTCCCGGCGGAAATCCTCAGGTGAGGCACGCGGGAACAGCCACCATATCAAGCACAGTTTTCTTTTCATGTCCGAACGTCCCACGGAGTAGTTTTTCATGAAGATCGAGCTGTGGCCCCTGTCGCGGGTCAAACCCTATCCCAACAACCCGCGGGTGAATGACGATGCGGTCGATGTCGTGGCGGCGTCGCTTCGCGAGTTCGGTTTTCGCCAACCCATCGTCGTCGATGCGGAAGGGGTGATCATCTGCGGACATACCCGGTTCAAGGCGGCGCAGAAGTTAGGCCTCGAAAAAGTTCCTGTTCACGTCGCCAAGGACCTCACGCCCGAGCAGATCAAGGCATACCGCATCGCCGACAATCAAACCGCATCGCTCGCGGACTGGAACTACGACCTGTTGCCGATCGAATTGAGTGAGCTGCAAGCGGCCAACTATGACCTCGGCCTGCTGGGTTTCGACCAGGGTGAACTCGCCAAGCTGCTCGGCGGCGACCTGCAGGAAGGCCTATGCGATCCCGATGAGGTTCCAGCGCCGCCCGACGAGGCGATCACCAAGCCGGGCGACTTATGGATACTCGGCGATCACCGATTGCTGTGCGGCGATTCGTCGCAAGCAGCGGACGTGGATCGATTGCTCGACGGCGCAACGATCCAACTCGTCAACACCGATCCGCCTTACAACGTGAAGGTCGAGCCCCGCAGCAACAACGCCATCGCGGCCGGCAACAGCAGCTTTGCGAACCCGAATAAACATCATCAGAAGTTTGACCTTGAACGCCACCCCGAAAAAGCGAAGGCAACGCACAAGAAGATGCGAGCCAAGGATCGCCCCCTGGCAAACGACTTCGTGACAGACGAGGCATTCGACGAACTGCTGGATACCTGGTTCGGCAACATGGCTCGCGTGCTGGAAGCGGGCCGTGGTTTCTACATCTGGGGTGGTTACGCCAACCTCGGCAACTACCCACCGTTTCTCAAGAAGCATGATCTGTACTTCAGCCAAGGCATAGTTTGGGACAAGCAGCATCCCGTTCTCACTCGCAAGGATTTCATGGGCGCGTTCGAGATCTGCTTTTACGGTTGGCGGCTCGGCGCTGGCCACCAATTCTTCGGCCCGAACAACGCGACCGACCTCTGGCATGTGAAGAAGGTCAATCCACAGTCGATGGTTCACCTCACTGAGAAGCCCGTCGAACTGGCGGTGCGAGCGATGCAATACTCGTCGCGGATCGGAGAGAACGTTCTCGACTTGTTTGGCGGCAGCGGTTCGACGCTCATCGCCTGCGAGCAGACCAGCCGCAAGGCGTTCCTCATGGAACTCGATCCGCCCTACTGCGACGTGATCGTGCAGCGCTGGGAGAAGTTCACTGGGCGGAAGGCGGAACGGATCGGCGCGGTGGAGGTGGCCTCGTGAACGCGACGTTCGCAACGTGTCGCGGCCCGCGCCGCAGGTTGGCCAGCGAGGCCACAAACGAGAAAACGCCCCGACGTGGCGAGCGTGGGGCGTTGGGCGGGAGCCCGTCGCAAGCGCTGGGCGTTGGCGGCGAAGCGCCCCCGGTCGGTCTTCTTGAAGCGGGCATCCTTCCCCTTCACGTTGATCTCCCGCAAGATCGCGCTGTACAGCGTGGCGTGCGGCGTCTTGCCACCGGGGTTCGTCCAGAGTCCCTTCGCCGCCATCTCTTCGATCAACTCTTTGCAGCCCATCGGCTCCTTCGATGTGGAGAGCAGTTGGGCGGCGGGGTCGATGGCGCTGACCTTCTTGGTCTTAGCTTCGCCGCCAGTCGCCTTCGCCTTCTTGGCGGCGGGCTTCGACGCTTCAGCCTTTTTCGCGGGCGCTGCCTTTGGGGCCTTCGCGCTCTTGGTCGCCTTGGGGGCTGCGGCCTTCTGGGTGGTTTTGTTCTTGGACATGGTTCGACTCCTCGATCTTGGGTTCGATGGGTTGGCTGCCATCATCAGGCCCGGCGAACCACCGCCGAGCGACGCGGGGCATGCCCGCGTTTCGGCTTAGAACCCGAGTTCGTCCATCGCTTCGTTGAAGGCTTCGACGCCGATCAAATCCAGCAGCGTGTTGCGGAACCAAATCACCTGCTGAATCGCTTGCTCGCCTTCGGGCGTCGTGGCGGGAATCGACCCCGCGGGTTGCAGCGCCATCACCAAGGCGGCGACGCCTTCGGGCGAGAGGTTGTCGCGAATCACCTTTTCAAAGGCCTCTTGGTCGACCGCCCCGCTCATTCGTTCGTCGTTGTTCGCGTTCATCGTTTTCGCTCCTGGTGGTTGGTAGTTCGTCCCGTTCCGACAGACACACATGAGCCAGCCCGCGGAAGAAACATCAAGCGCGGTCTTGGCATTCCGCAGCAGAATTCAGCAGCTTTTTCTGGGCGATTTAGGGCGGCCTAAAACCATGTCAGGCGACGACTCCCGCAAACCGATCAACCCCACCGCGCTGGCGATTGCGGACGCGGCGCGTTTGCTTGCCAAAGTCGGTGGGCCATCGATTACTGAATCGATGCTGCGAGACGACGTATCGGCCGGCGCACCGACGAACGCAGACGGAACGATCAACCTGGTCCACTACGCCGCATGGCTGGTGAAGGAGATGGGGCGTGGCGACTGATCCGCGAAAACTCAGGCCGAGCGAACTCTGTCGCTTGCTCAATTCGACGGCCCTCGGAGAGGTCATCAACGAGCGCCAGCTTCATAGGCACCGCACGCGCGCCGGTCTGCGCATTGGCGACGCACGCTTCGTGGACCTACTTCGTTACGCTGCGTGGCTCGTCGAACATCGCCATGCGCCGAAGCCCGAACCCGATAGTGATCCTTACGAGAAGCTGAAGGAACGCGCGCGGGCGCGTAACGTCGCTCTCGCCATCGCCGGTCGCGACATTGGTGATCTGCCGAGCGTGGCAAACGCCGAACGAAAACGTCTCGCAGCGTCAGACTTCCGATTCTTTTGTGAGTCGTATTTCCCGCTCACGTTTCACCTGCCGTGGTCGCCAGATCATTTGAAGGTGATCGCGAAGATCGAGCAGGCGGTGCTACGCGGCGGTCTCTTCGCAATGGCTATGCCGCGCGGCAGCGGTAAGACGACGATCTGCGAGTGCGCCTGCATCTGGGCGGTGCTGTACGGGCACCGCGACTTCGTCTGCTTGATCGGTTCGGACGAAGGGCACGCAATGGATATGCTCGACTCGATCAAGATGGAACTCGACGGAAACGACTTGCTGCTCGAAGACTTCCCCGAGGTCGTCTTCCCGATTCAATGCCTCGACGGAATCGCGAATCGCTGCAACGGCCAGCTCTACAAAGGCGAGAGGACCCATATTGGTTGGACCGCTCGCGAAATCGTCCTCCCCACGATGCCCGGCAGCGTCGGTAGCGGGGCGATCATCAAGGTCGCGGGAATTACTGGCCGAATCCGCGGCATGAAGTACAAGCGCGCTGACGGCCACACCGTTCGCCCGTCCCTCGTGGTGCTCGACGACCCTCAGACGGACGAATCCGCTCGTTCGCTTTCGCAGTGCGCGACGCGAGAGGGAATCCTGGCCGGGGCCATTCTCGGCCTGGCTGGTCCAGGCAAGAAGATCAGCGGCATCATGCCTTGCACGGTGATTCGTCCTGGCGACATGGCGGACAACATCCTCTCGCGTGACAAGCACCCGGAGTGGAACGGCGAGCGGACCAAGATGGTTTACTCGTTCCCGTTCGAAGAGAAGAAGTGGCAGCGATACGGTGAGCTTCGCGGCGAAAGCCTCCGCAGCCACGGCGACATTCGTCTGGCAACCGAGTTCTATGCCGCCGATCGCGAGGCGATGGACGCAGGCGCAGAGATCGCTTGGCCCGAACGCTTCAACCACGACGAGCTATCCGCGATCCAGCATGCGATGAACCTTCGCCTTCAGGACGAAGCCGCATTTTTCGCGGAGTACCAAAACGAACCGCTTCCTGCGGAAACGTCCGAGACCGACGAACTGTCAGCCGACCAGATCGCGAGCAAGACGAACCGTATGCCCCGACGCGCCGTGCCGGTCGGATGCAACCACATCACCATGTTTATCGACGTGCAAGCTAACTTGCTGTTCTTCGTGGTCGCTGCCTGGGAAGACGACTTCACCGGCTACGTGATCGATTACGGCACGTTCCCTGATCAGCAGCGGCCATACTTCACGCTCCGCGACGCTCGGCTCACTCTCCCGCTGGCGACGAAGGCGAGTGGAATCGAAGGGGCTATCTACGCCGGCCTCGAGCAGCTCACCACGTCGTACCTTGGTCGCGAATGGCGGCGCGACGATGGAGCAATGCTCCGTGTTGAACGCTGTCTGATCGATGCCAACTGGGGATCGAGCACTGACGTGGTCTATCAGTTCTGTCGCCAGTCGGCGCACGCGGGAGTCGTCATGCCCAGCCACGGTCGATTCGTCGGCGCGTCGAGTCAACCGTTCTCTGAATACAAGCGCCGGCCCGGTGATCGTGTCGGGCACAACTGGCGGATGCCCAACGTGGCCGGCAAGCGAGCGGTGCGCCACGTTGTGTACGACACCAATTTTTGGAAGTCGTTCGTTCACGCCCGTCTCGCCGTTTCAATCGGCGACCGAGGATGCCTCACTCTCTTTGGCGATAGTCCCGACTCGCATCGTCTCTTCGCGGAGCACATTACGTCTGAATTCCGCGTGAAAACCGAAGGCCGAGGACGCACGGTTGATGAATGGAAGGCGCGTCCGGAGCGGGGCGACAACCACTGGTTTGACGGCCTCGTAGGGTGCGCTGCCGCCGCGTCGATCCAAGGTGCAGTCTTAGCGGGTTCTGGTGGTTCAGTTCAGCCACCGAAGCGGGAACGGATCAGTTTCGCGGAACTTCAGAGGAGGAGGCAGTTGTGAAGAACGACAAAACCCAGGGAAACATCGACGACCGAGGCTTGACATGTAGGAATTGTGGATGCAAGCGCTTCCGCGTCATCTACACGCGATCATTATGGGGCGGCCGTATCACGCGCCGTCGCGAATGTCGCGCATGCCAGCAACGCGTCACGACCACCGAGAGAATCATTGGCTAACCCGATAAACTGCTGGTGAACAATATGTCCAAATCCGCTAGTATCGTTCGGTCCCAAGGAGAACAACTCGTGCTTGTGCAGGATGCTCATCCATCGATGGTTCGGTCCTCCGCAAACCTGTCGCGATGCCGTCGGTATCGTTACACGCTGACCCGCAGTTGGAACGACGCCGGCCCCACAGTCATGTTTGTCGGTCTTAATCCGTCCACGGCAGATGCAAAAATCAACGATCCGACTGTTCGACGGTGCATCGGGTACGCCCGTGCATGGGGATTTGGCCGGCTGCTTCTGACCAATCTGTTCGCATTTCGCTCAACCGATCCGACGGTCCTCGGGTCCATTCCGGACCCCATCGGTCCAGAGAACGACAGCTGGATATGCACGTCATCACAGTCTGCTGAGCTAACCGTTGTGGCGTGGGGCACCTACGGAAGCCTACATCAGCGCGACAAAGCTGTGCTGGAACTGCTTCAAGACCCGCATTGCTTAGGAACGACCAAGGGGGGCGCTCCTCGTCACCCGCTGTACATGCCCGCGGATGCTCCCTTGCGGCGCTTTTGAGTAACCGGTGGGTTGTGTTCAGCAGGCTAGGGTGGTAAGATTTTCTTACCACCCCGGAGCCTCAAAATGCCGATAGCCACGACCCCTCGCGATACTGTGCTTTCCTGTCTTCGCCGCTTCCTGGACACGACTGGCCGGGGGTCAGTTGCATTTGATGATCGCACGCACCTGATGCGCGATCTCGGTCTGTCGAGCGACGAGGGGGTCGATTTCGTTCTCGACCTCTGTGAAGCATTAGGGTTCGAACTACCCGAGGATTTTAATCCTTTCGTTCATGAGTCGGGGCGACGCGGCTTACGGGTTGGAGAGATGGTTGGGGCAGTCACGAACCTCGTTCCGGCGGCAGAGGTAACCACATGACTACCGTGTCTACAGGTCCAGAAGAAATTGGGCGACGACTACGTTGGGCTCGCGAGCAATCTGGATTGTCCCAAGGCCAGATCGCAAGAATGCTCGGCTACCACCGCCCGACCATTTCTCAAATCGAGGGCGGTCAGCGAAACATTCGCCCAGACGAAGTGGCCAGACTCGCTGAGATCTACGAAGTAAAAGAAGAGTGGATTATTAAGGGCGACAGCGCTCTTGATGACGACACTGATCCACGAATCGAAGTGGCAGCAAGGCAGCTCAAAAAATTACGCAAGGAGGATCTCGAAAAGATTCTTCGGTTGATTAAGGTCATGCGGTCGAAACGGGAGACCGACCGTGAGTAAACGTGTCGCTCTCGGGCGCGAGGCAATGCGAAGTGCACTACAGTTGCGACGTTCGCTCGCGGTGTCTCGTGAGGAGCCCATCAACGTCTATGACGTTGCCTCCGCGATAGGCGTCGAAGTGAGATTCATCGACGGTCCATCGCTCGAAGGCATGTTCTTGCGTGATCCTCACCCCACGGTGTGCTTGCCTTCGTTGAACCACCGGCCCCGCGGTCGCGTTTCGTTCACATGCGCACACGAATTGGGGCACTTTCAGCTTGGTCACGGCACAACAGTTGACGAGTACCTCGATGGCGATCCTGACGGCCGACCACGATCAGACGAAGAGTTCGCGGCAGATGTTTTCGCGTCCAGCCTGCTGATGCCAAGGCAAGCCGTCCTTCAGCGATTTGGCGCGCGGGATGTGGAATTGACTAACGCGAGTCCGCTTTCTCTGTTCGCGATAGCTGGTGAACTCGACGTGGGTTACCAAACTCTTCTAAAACATATGCGATATGGTCTAGAGCTTGTGAGCAACGATTGGCTTCATGATCGACAACGCACAACTCCCAAGCAGATTCGCAGTAGTGTGCCATTCGCAAGCGACTCACGCCGCCTCGTAATAGTCGACGACCATTGGCCAACGCTTCCGCTTGACCTCGAGGTCGACGACAGTGTCGCTGTTCCTGCAGATGCTGAGATACGCCCTCCGGACTTGCTAAACGAGGTTGGGGCGGACAAACAATGGCAGACATTTGTCGCGGGCAAACCAGGCATGAGCCGTCTGCTCATTAACGGTCGTTCGATCCCGGTTCGAGTTGCCCGCTTCGGGTACTGCGGGATTCTAAAGTACCGCTATCTCGACGAACCGGAGCCAGAATGAGCGTTCATGTGCCTGTGGTCATCGAATCAAATAACCTATCGGTAGCCTGGGGCCGAACTCTCCTCCATGCTGCCGAAAATAGTAAGTCGTCTTTGTCGCCGGTCGTTGTTTCAATATCAAGCTTCTCCCCGCCCCTCCCGGACGAACTCGTGACGATCCGTGACTCGACAGACAAGGCGCTGGTAAAGCAAGGATGTAACCCGGTCCGGGTGTCGGCACTTACGATTTTTCCATATGACATGTGGTGTCGCCGCGACAAGCCGAACTGCGCCGACTTCTCCTCCTTCTGCCTGAAGCGACTCTTGCCCCGGCTAAAAAGCCTTGATGCGCGAAACCGGCTGGGCACCTACTTTGAGCGAATGATGGCTTTTGCGGGTGCAAAGCAAGGCAAGGCATGCACGGTTAACCAACTATCCTTCGTAATTAATCTCCTGCGGAATAGAACAAAGTGGCCGCGAGAGTCGGCACTCCAAATATCCTGCTTCGATCCTGCGAAGGATCACACCGGTCAACCGGTCAGAGGGTTTCCCTGTCTACAGCAAGTCAGCGTCGCCCATGACGGTAATGGACGTATTGCGCTCAATGCCTACTATCCGACGCAGTACATTTTTGACCGTGCCTACGGCAACTACCTGGGGCTTTGCCAGCTTGGTGCGTTTATTGCCCATGAAACGCAACTTGAATTTGTCAGATTGAACTGCTTTGTGGGTAAACCAGAAATCGGTTCGGTTTCCCGAAAGAAAATCAAGGACCTCTTGGCGTTAATTCGTCGGCATGTGTAAAGCGGCGCTGGAGCCCCGTGATGGACGAACCACTGAATTTTCGTCAGTATCAAGAATTGTCGTCGCGCAGCGACCATGCCAAAGGTCGCGGTCTAAAAGCGATAATGGTTCCTTTACTCGGACTTGCCGGTGAGGCAGGCTCTCTGCTTTCCGAGTACAAGAAGTGGCTTCGCGAGGGAGATCGATACAAGCCTTTTACGGATCAGGTGTCCGAAGAAATCGGCGACATTCTTTGGTACTTGGCAAACATTGCAGACAAGGCTGGTCTCGATCTGCAAGACATTGCTGAGGAGAACCTGGCCAAACTGCAGGATCGGTGGGGGAGCACAAGCGATCCGTCCACTCAACTGTTTCCTACAACTCACGACCGATACGATTCACACTTCCCTGAGAACGAACGCCTTCCCACAATACTTCGAGTAACCTTCCGCCCGGTCGAGCATAACGGCCGCATGAAGCTCGAAATTAGCCGCGAAGGGCAACCGTTTGGCGACCCGCTCACAGACAATTCCCACGTTGACGATGGGTATAGGTTTCACGACGTGTTTCACCTGACGATGGCCATTCTATTGGGCTGGTCGCCAATTGTGCGGCGACTCATGAAGGTGAAACGCAAGACCATTCCTCAGGTCGACGAGGTCGAGGATGGCGCTCGAGCAGCGGCAACCGAGGAGGCAATAACGGCACTCGCATTTGGCTATGCGCGTGACTATTCACTTTTTAAAGGCGCAACGTCGGTTGAGTACGAATTGCTGCGAGCAATCAAACTGACGACCCGTTCCTTTGAAGTGCGCGACAAGTCATACCGCGATTGGGAGGAGGCAATTCTGGCGGCCTTCGGCGTATGGCGGCAGATGATCGAAAATAACGGAGGTGTATTTGTCGGAGATGCTTCTCGTCGCCTTGTTGCTTATGAGGCGCTCCCGGATGGCGCGTAACGTCTATATGCGGAACAATTTGTCCGGCAGCGCGAACATGAGTCACCATTTTACGCTTCTGCGTATATAACTTGTGATAGCAACCAAATCGGGCGACAGCGCTGACTGATCATCAGCGGTGAATCCAGCGCACAACAAGGCCATGCGGGGCCGCATCCCCGCGTGGCCTTTTTTCGTGCGCTCGCCCGGCTGGTTGTCTTCCCAGGAAACAACCGCGATGGCCGAAGAACTCGAAGACGTAATCCGCAAAAACGCCCAGGGCCCGGCGAAAGCCGCCGGCGACTCGGGCTCGATGGAGCAGCATAAGCTCCCCGATCAAATCGCGGCAGATAAGTATCTCGCATCAAAGCAAGCCGCTAAAGCAAAGCGGCGCGGCTTGGTCTTCAACAAGCTTGTTCCGCCGGGAGCTTGGTAGTGTTCGGCTGGCTCACCAATCTCTTCGCGTCGAAACCGTCGGCCCCGACCACCAGCCCGGCAGTACGGATCGTCCGCGCCAAATACGACGCGGCGGCGACGAACCCCGACAACCGCCGCCATTGGGCCAACGCCGACGGCCTCTCGGCCAACGCCGCCAACAGCCCCGAGGTGCGGCGCGTACTGCGGAACCGCGCTCGCTACGAGATCGCCAACAACAGCTACGCCCGCGGGATTGCCCTCACGCTGGCCAACGATGTAGTCGGCACCGGCCCCCGCTTGCAGCTTCTCACCAGCGACGCCGACGCCAACGGCAGGATCGAGCAGGCCTTCGTCCGTTGGTCGAAGGCGGTCGGGCTGGCCGAGAAGCTCCGCACCATGCGGCTGGCCCGCGCTTCCGATGGCGAGGCGTTCGGCATTCTGACCAGCAATCCCGCCTTGCCGACTGCGATCCAACTCGACTTGCGGCTCGTTGAGGCGGACCAAGTATGCACACCCGATCTGTTTCGCGCCGATCCAAATTCCATCGACGGCATCGTGTTCGACGCCGCCGGCAATCCGACCGAGTATCACGTCCTGCGGGAACATCCCGGCGACATGACCTCGCTCGCGGCGCGAACCTACGACAAGGTTCCTGCCGAGTCGATGATCCACTGGTTCCGCGCCGACCGGCCCGGCCAAGCCCGCGGCATCCCCGACTTCATGCCGGCACTGCCGCTGTTCGCGCAATTGCGGCGCTTCACACTTGCCGTCCTCGCAGCGGCGGAAACGGCCGCGGACTTCGCAGGCATCCTCTATACCGACGCGCCGGCCAACGGCGAAGCGGACGCGGCCGAGCCATTCGAGCCGATCGAATTGGAGAAGCGCGCTCTGCTGACGATGCCGGGCGGCTGGAAGATGAGCCAGATGGAAGCGGAGCAGCCCGCGACCACCTACGGCGAATTCAAGCGCGAGCTGCTAAATGAAATCTGCCGCTGCCTCAACATGCCGTACAACATCGCGGCCTGTAACAGCAGCGGATACAACTACGCCTCCGGTCGCCTCGACCACCAGACCTATTTCAAAGCGATTCGCGTAGAGCAGTCGCATCTCGAATGCGTGGTGCTGGATCGCATCCTCGCCGCCTGGCTCGATGAGGCGGTTCTCATTCCCGGCCTCTTCCCATCTGGCCTCCCGCCCATCGCCGAATGGCCACACCAGTGGTTCTGGGACGGGCACGAGCACGTCGATCCCGCCAAGGAAGCTTCGGCGCAGGCGACGCGCCTCGCCAACCACACCACCACGCTTGCCGACGAATACGCGCGCCGCGGCCAGGACTGGGAATCGCAGATTCGCCAGCGGGCCAAGGAAATGGCGCTGTTAGGCGAGCTCGGCCTCGCGCCAGCGGCGGCGCAGCCCACCACCTCGCCCGCGGAGGAATCCGCCGACGAAGAAATGGAGCCTGCCGATGCCGCATGAGCAGCGTGAAATGCGATTCCTCAGCCCGGTCGATCTGACCATCGAGGCAGCGGCCAGCGAAGACAAGCCGCCGCTCGTGCGCGTGGAAGCCTACAGCGGCGGACTGATGACGGTCGCCGGTTTCGGCCCGGTCGTCCTCGACGTAGAAGGGATCGAATCGCCCGAGCGCGTGCCGCTTCTGGCTGATCACGAGAACCGCATCGAGGCGGTGCTGGGGAGCGGCGCTCCCGCACGGCGCGACGGACGCTTGTCCGTTGAAGGAACACTCTCGCGCACCAGTCAGCGGGCGCTGCGCGTCATCGATCTGCATCGCGACGGCGTGCCACTCCAGGCGAGCGTCGGCGCGGAACCCCTGGAAACCGAGCGGATCGCCAAGGGAAAGCAGCTGGTCGTCAACGGCCGCACGATCCGTGCCGAGTCGTCGAGCTTTCTGCTCGTGCGTCGTTCGCGGCTGAAGCATGTAGCCATCGTCGCTAACGGTGCCGACGGAGACACCAGCGTCAACATCGCGGCGAAGGCCGCAACTTCGAAGGAGAAGACGGACATGGAATTTACGGAATGGATCGAGGCGCAGGGATTCGTCGCCGACGACCTCGACGATAAGCAGACCGCCAGTCTGCAGGCGATGTTCGACGCAACGCAGAAGCCCGGCGGCAAGCCCGCAGGCACATCCGCCGTCGCGGAACTGCGGGCCGAGCTCGCTGCCGAGGCGGCGCGGGTCGGAGCCATTCGCAAGATCTGTGCAGGTCGGCATCCCACCCTGGAAGCCAAGGCGATCGGCGAGGGGTGGGATGCAACCCGCACCGAACTGGAAGTCATGCGCGAAGAGCGTCCTCGGGCTCCCGCCATCCATGCGTCGAGCGATAACGGCCTGGTCGCGGGCGAGGTGATCGAAGCGGCGCTTTGCGGCACGCTCAACACGCCTGGCCGCGATAAGCACTATTCGGAGGAAACGCTCGAAGCGGCGGATAAGAAGTATCGTCGCCTCGGCCTGCAAGAGCTGATCGTCATGGCGGCGCAGGCCAACGGCTATGTGGGCCGGGCGACGATCTCTCGCGAGACGCTCCCTGAAATCTTCCGCTCTGCTTTCTCACCCCTCAACGCCGCGTTCAGCACGCTGTCGCTGCCGAACATTCTCTCGAACGTCGCCAACAAAGAGTTGCTAGCCGGGTTCATGGAAGAGGATCAGACCTGGCGTGAAGTCTCGGTCACTCGAACCGTGAGCGACTTCAAGACGGTGACCAGCTACCGGCTGCTCGACGATATGGAGTACGAGGAGCTGGCCCCCGACGGCGAGATCAAACACGGCAAGCTGTCGGAGGAAACCTACACCCGCAAGGCGCGGACCTACGCCAAGATGTTCTCGCTGACCCGCGAGAAGATCATCGACGACGATCTCGGGGCGTTCGAGGACCTGCGGGTGCGGCTGGGTGCCGGCGCTGCCCGCAAGTTCAACAACACGTTCTGGGCGCGTTACCTCGACAACTCGACCTTCTTCACCGAGGCCCGCGGCAACTTCATCAAGGGCGCGAGCACCGCGCTCGACATTAACGGCACCGGGTTGCAGGCGGGCATTCTCGCCTTCCGCAAGCTTAAGTCACCCGACGGCAAGCGCGTGGGCGGCACGCCCGTCATCCTGCTGGTTCCGCCCGAGTTGCAGTTCACTGCCCAGCGCCTGTACCAGAGCACAACGGTCAACACCGGCGGCGCGTCGAGCAACGACTCCGTCCCCAGCGACAACATCCACGCTGGCAAGTATCGCCCGGTGGTCGTCGATTGGCTGAGCGATGCCGCGTTCACGGGCCAATCGGCCAAAGCGTGGTATCTGCTCCGCAGCCCTTCGATCCTCGCGCCGGTGGTCGTCAGCTTCCTCGACGGCGTGCAGACGCCGACCGTCGATATGGCCGAGGCGGACTTCAACACCCTGGGCGTGCAGTTCCGCGGCTACCACGACTTCGGCGTCGATTTCGCGGAATGGCTCGCCGGCATCAAGGCCAAGGGCGAAACCTAATCCACTCGAAGGAGAAGCCACATGGCAACTGCAGAGTTCGTTCACGATGGCAAGGCCATCGATTACACGCCCGGCTCCGATGTAACGGCGGGCGACGTGATCGTGCAAGGCGATCTCGTCGGCGTCGCGAAACAAGACATCAAAGCCAATGTGCTGGGGGCGCTCGCCATTGTCGGCGTCTTCGACTTCGCCAAGGAGTCCGACGGCGGCGTGACCTTCGGAGTCGGCGCGCTGGCCTATTGGGATGCGGTCAACAAGGTTGCGGTCGCCGTCGTCGGTGGCGGCGCTTATAAGCTGCTCGGCAAGGTGGTGAAAGCTGCGGCCGACGCCGACGCCACGGTTCGCGTGCGGTTGTGCCCGTGCGCGGCACACACCGAAAGCGCCTCGAGCAGTGGGGTGTAAACCGTGGCCGATCTGCTCAGCAAGAGTTCCGCCTGGCTGGAAGACCAGCGCAAGAAGCACCGCACCGTCGATGTGACCTATCGGCGCGGCGCGGATGCGGTCGCCCTCAAAGCGACCGTCGGCAGAACGATGTTTGAGCAGGACGACGGTGCGGGCGTCACGGTCCGCGTGCAGGTCCGGGATTACCTCATCGATACGGCGGACCTCGTGCTTGCGGGGCAAGCCACGCTGCCGGCGAAGGGGGACCGGATCGAGGAGATCGACGCCGGCAAAAAGCACACCTACGAGGTGTTGCCGCTGGGCGGCGAGCAGCACTGGCGCTACAGCGATCCGTACCGGCGGACGCTGCGGATTCACACGAAGCTCATTGCGACGGAGACAGCGTAGTTGGCCACGATCATCCAGATCGCCGATGCCGTGGTTGCCCAGCTCAATGCGGCCACGTTCAGCCAAGCGCTCACTGCGGCGCGGCTTTACGCGCCGTCCTTCGAGCTGCCCGACATGGAAACGCTCCACGTCACCGTCGTCCCGCGCGGGATCGCCAGCACGTCGCTCGACCGGAAGCGGGATTCGTTCAGCTACGACATCGACCTGGCGGTGCAAAAGAAAACCGACATGGTGCAGGCGTCCCTCGACGCGCTGATGACGCTCGTGGAGGAGATCGCCGACCACTTCCGCGCCGAACCGCTGGGCAGCTTTCCGGCCGCACGCTGCGTGGATGTGAAGAACGTGCCGGTCTATTCGCAGGAGCACCTCGACGAGCTCCGGCAGTTCACGAGCGTGCTGACTCTCACCTTCCGCATGGCGAGGTAATCGATGATCGCCACGAAGGTCAAAACGAAAGACGAGACCAAGAAGGTGCTCTCGAAGGCCAAGCAGGGCAACTTCAAAAGCCTCGGCCACGCCGGCGCTGCGATTCGCCTCACCGCGAAGCGCAGCATCCGCAAACGCAAGAAGGCCAGCCCCGAAGGCCAGCCCCCGAGTACCCGCAGGGGCCAGCTGCGCGGCGCGATCATGTTCAGCGTGGAGAAGCAGAAAGACCTCGTCGTGATCGGGCCTGAGGAAACCAAGGTCGGCACCTCGGGGGCGGCGCACGAGCACGGCGGGCGCTACAAGCGGCAGCGCTATCCCAAGCGGCCGTTCATGGGACCCGCCCTCGAAAAGACCAAAGACCGCCTGCCCAGGCTGTGGGCCGGGTCGGTGAAAGCATAACAGCAGGAGAACACCGCGATGAGCACTCGACTTGGCATGGACGCGAAGCTGTACCGCAACAGCGGCAGCGGCGGCTCGCCCACCTGGACCGAGGTCACGAATGTCAAAGACCTCACGCTCAACCTGGAAAAGGGCGAGGCGGACGTCACCACCCGCGCCAACGGCGGCTGGCGGGCAACGGTCGGCACGCTCAAGGACGCCAGTATCGATTTCCAGATGGTGTGGGATACGGCCGACGAAGGCTTTTCCGCCATGCAGCAGGCGTTTTTCGGCAACACGCCCATCGAGTTCGCCGTGATGGACGGCGACATCAACGATCCCGACTCCGAAGGTCTGCGGGCGACGTTCGACATCTTCAGCTTCACGAGAAACGAGGCGCTGGAGGAGGCGATCATGGTCGACGTGACCATCAAGCCGACTTACGCGGCGAGCGCTCCGCAGTGGATCAACGGTGCCGGCAGTTCATCATCCTGATAGGAGTGTGGTCACCGCATGAAAACGTTCAACGACAACGCCGGCCGCACCTGGACCGTCGCAATCAACGTCGATGCGATCAAACGGGTGAAGT